GGGGTTTGTGACCTGGGCGTGGATGACGGATGAGGAGTTTGAGACGCGGGAATATTGGGGACCTGATATATTTCAGCGAGAAACAGGTGACAAATTAGTTTTTGTTGATATGATTGCACCCGAGGGCACTTCTGGTGTATTAGGATTTTGTAGGGATCTTCGTAGGATGTTTGTCTCGGAGTTCCCGGAAGTTAAAAAGGTTTGGTCGCATCGTGGCCAACGGAGCGGTGTTTATCCGAACAAAGGTGGCTAGGACATGTATAACGTATTATTTTCATTTTTAAAACCTCAACTCTGTTATGGCGGAGAGTCTACTGGTGGAGGTGGCGATGGCGGATCTTCTGATAATGGTAGAGGAAGTAGCTATGGAATGGAGGGCGCAGGAGATGGCGCGGCGACAAGTGCGGGGCAAGCAAGAGCGGCGCAACTAAGAGCGCAAGCTGAAGCTCAACGAGCAGTTCAACAACAGGCTCGAGACAACGACCGAGACAGAAGAACTGCGGTAAGTAAGGCTAGAAGCGCAGGGAAAGCAGCTCCCCCAGTAGTTGTGTCTAATGCTACAACAACAGCGGAAGATAACAACAGAAGTATTTTTGATCAGTTAGAAAATATCCAGTTAGTGTCTAAGGATCGCCCCGAGTTACAATATAAGAGAGCCGATGCAAAAGGTGCCCAAGCAATACTTACCCAGCCACCCAAGAATCAAGTATTTAAAAGTTCGGTTTTAAATCCTACAGGTTTATCAAGTTCAGAATTAGTAACTTCGGCTAAAAATAAAAACTACACGAACTTAACTGCTGCAGAGGAGGGTGCATTGTATGGTCAGTACGGTCAACAGCCTAACGCTGCTGAGTATGCTCAAATGACCGAGGTTATGAAACGCATGCGTAACGTACCAAGTACATCGGAGTTTCAAAGTTCAGTTGCCGATCAATTACGTGCTGGAACCACCCGAAGAGGTGGGATCATAGATGCGGACGCCGCCGCCAAATCAGCACAGAACTACATTTCGAATAACCCTGTTGGCAAAAATGTTAATCCGTTCTTTACCCCGTATAGTGAATTAGACGGTTTTTTTCCTAAACTAGAACGAGGAATTGAAAACGCTGGAATTTTTGCAATAAAAGGTCTTACGGGTGGTATTATCGACCCTGTCAAAATGGATAAAAACATAGCGGAAAAGTACATGAAGGCTTTACAGGAAACAGGTACCTACGATTATGACGATCCTAACTACCTCGATATTTCTGACAGCAAACAGGGTAACGCAAACTTTGATAAAATTCTAGAAATGTCTGGCAGAGGACCGGAGGACTATGAAGCAACAAATATTTTACGAGGTGTTAAAGACGCTGAAGGAAATACTGTTGCCGGTTTCAACCAGTACCAGAACACTATCACTGGATATGACCCAAAGACAGGGGAGTATGAGTCTGGTGCCGTTGTTTATAACGAAGAGGAAAGAGAAGAGGATCGCGATCGCGATAGATGCCCAGAAGGTTTCTACTACGACGTAGAAGAAGAGATGTGCATGCCTATAGTAGACTCTTTAGTAGACCCAGATCCTACCTGCCCAGACGGATACACATTTGACAGTGAAGAAAACGCCTGTGTCCTCGATCCGTTCCAACAACCGTTCCCAGACGCACCGACCACGGGCGGTGGAACATATACCGCGCCTGCATTGTCGCCGTACACGAGTGTATCTCCGGTTACATTACCGTCACTTATGCCTGGACAACAACCTGCTTTCGTAGTACCTACACCCACAGCACAACCGATTACTGTTGCAGCACAAACACCCGTAGGATTAGCATCACTTAGGCGCTCATGAATTTACAAGCCCTCCCAGAGGAAGCACTAAAAGAGATCTTGGCCTTAACGGAGGCCAAGAAGCGCATAGATTTGCGCGAACAAGCACATGACAACTTCATGCCTTTCGTTCATCATGTGTACGATAACTTCATTGAAGGGCAACATCACCGCATCATAGCCGAAAAACTTGAACGTGTTGCACGAGGAGAGCTCAAGCGATTGATTATCAACATGCCTCCACGGCATTCTAAGTCTGAGTTTGCAAGCTACTTGATGCCTGCTTGGTTTCTAGGTAGAAACCCTAAACTGAAAATCATCCAAGCGACGCACAACACTGAGTTGGCGGTACGTTTTGGTCGTAAAGTGAGGGACTTGATCGATGACCCTGAGTACAAAACTATATTTCCGGATACAAACCTTAAAGAAGACAACAAAGGAGCGGGTACGTGGGGCACGGACAAGGGTGCTGAGTACTTCGCGGCGGGTGTTGGCGCTGCCATCACGGGTCGTGGTGCGGATTTACTCGTCATTGATGACCCGCATTCGGAACAAGATGCGTTAAGCTCCACTGCATTCGACCATGCATACGAATGGTACACCTCTGGACCGCGACAACGGCTCCAACCAGGGGGTGCAATCATAATTGTTATGACCCGATGGGGTAAAAAGGACTTAACGGGTAGATTATTGGCGCAACAGGGCAGTGATGTCATGTCTGACAAGTGGGAAGTTGTGGAATTCCCTGCGATATTGCCTAGTGACAAGCCGTTATGGCCAGAGTTCTGGGAAAAGAACGCCTTATTGTCCATCAAAGCGTCTCTGCCCGTGGGCAAATGGAACGCGCAGTGGCAACAGAACCCTACTGGCTCCGAATCGGCGATAATTAAGCGCGAATGGTGGAATGCGTGGGAAGAGGAGAAGATTCCTAGGCTCGATTACATCCTACAGTCCTACGATACAGCGTTTTCCAAGAAGGAAACAGCGGATTACTCTGCGATCACAACGTGGGGTATCTTCAAGCCGGAAGAAGGTGGGGCAGACAACATCATTCTGCTAGATGCACAACGTGGCAGGTGGAATTTCCCCGAACTCAAGGAGGTTGCCTTCGAAGAACACGAGTATTGGGAGCCTGATATGGTGTTGGTAGAGGCGAAAGCGACAGGTACACCGCTCATTGACGAACTTAGATTGCGCGGAATACCCGCATTGGGGTTCTCACCGGGCAAAGGAAGTGATAAGGTGACCAGGATGCACATGGTTGCACCGCTATTTGAAGCGGGAATGGTATGGGCACCAGACGACAAGAAATTTGCAGACGAAGTGATTGAAGAAGTTGTTTCGTTTCCTAATGGTGACAACGATGATTATTGTGATAGTATGACACTAGCACTTATGCGTTTCCGTCGAGGTGGATTTATCTCTCTTCACGGAGAAGACACACAAGACGATGAATGGAGGCCCCGTAAACGGGAGTATTATTAATGGCAACACCACCTAACATGGTCGCATCAGGTCTTGACCTCGACGACACAGCGGGACTTCCCGAACTAGAAGTATCAGTAGACGCACCGATGGAGTTTCCAGGCGGTGCCGAAGTTATAGAAGATGGGATGGGCGGCGCAACCGTACAGCCTATAGACTTCAATAGTTTAGAAGGACTAAGCCAAGAAGATCTTATTCCGTTTGACGCGAACCTCTCAGAGTTCCTAGATGATGGGGTCTTGGGCGAACTATCCTCTGATCTTCGTAGCATGTACCAAGATGATTTGTCCTCACGTTCTGAGTGGGAAGATGCATACACCAACGGCCTAGACCTATTAGGAATTAAGACGGAAGACCGCTCTACTCCGTTTGAAGGAGCCTCTGGCATTACGCATCCTATGATTAGTGAAAGCGTAACCCAGTTCCAAGCACAGGCATACAAGGAACTCTTGCCATCGGGCGGACCAGTACGCACCGCGGTCCTGGGACTTAAAGACCGCGCACGAGAAGAGCAGGCTAAACGTGTAAAAGATTTCATGAACTACCAGATCACGGAGATCATGGAAGAGTACGATCCCGATATGGATCAGATGCTGTTCTATTTGCCGCTATCCGGTTCTACATTTAAGAAAGTATACTTCGATCCAACGAAACAACGCGCTATAGCTAAGTTTATTCCGGCACAAGACCTTGTTGTTTCATACGCTGCATCTGATTTAGCAACAGCTAGCCGTGTGACCCACGTTTTACGCATGGATCTCAACGATGTTGTGAAAATGCAGTATGCGGGCATGTACCGTGACGTTGATCTGTCTGCATCTGAGGATGTTGAAGAGGATCAAGTACGCCAGAAGGTAAACGAATTAGAGGGATTATCTAAGAATTATAGCGATGATGTGCTTAATATCTTGGAAATGCACGTTGATTTAGACCTCGAAGGGTTCGAGGACATGGATCCAGAGACTCAAGAGCCTACAGGTATCAAGCTCCCATACATCGTAACACTGGACGATTCGTCTGGTTCGATCTTATCTATCCGTCGTAACTACGAGATGGAAGATATCTTCAAGCGTAAGCGCCAGTATTTCGTACACTACAAGTTCATGCCTGGTCTTGGGTTCTATGGCTTCGGTCTGATCCACATGGTTGGTGGACTTGGTAGAGCGGCAACAAGCCTCCTACGTCAGCTTATCGACGCAGGTACACTCGCTAACCTCCCTGCCGGTTTTAAAGCCCGTGGAGTGCGTGTACGCAACGCAGATGAGCCATTACAGCCTGGAGAGTGGAGAGACATTGACGCCCCAGGAGGAAGCATTAGAGACGCTATCGTACCGCTGCCATACAAAGAACCATCAGGTACACTGGCTCAATTACTAGGTGGACTGGTGAATGACGGACGTCGGTTCATTGCATTAGCCGATCAACAGATCTCGGACATGGGTCAGGAGACTCCTGTCGGAACTACAGTAGCTATGTTGGAACGCGGGATGAAGGTTATGTCCGCGATTCATAAACGATTGCACTACGCTCAGAAGACGGAGTTCCGTTTACTGGCGCGTATCTTCTCTGAAAACCTCCCTCCTATGTACCCCTACGAAGTAGCGGGCGCGCAGGCGC